AAATTGCTAACAGCGATGATGGTTACGAATTAATGGATCAAGGCCTAGACGGCCAGCACGGACCTGAGATTCAAAAAGAATTACAAAGCATGTATGATGACGTTGCAGCGGATAATGGATATCATCCAGACGACGACTTTGAAAAAATTCACGATCGTATGATAGACAATATCACAGACGATTACGGCACTAACGAAGGTAATGAATTTAGCAAAAAAGTTCAAGACCTAAAAGCACAGGGTGCAAAGAAAGGCACTAAGTTTAAGACATCAGATGGCGAAGAACATACACTAGAAGGCCTAGCAGAATTTATTAAATCTTTTTATGATAAGAACACAGGGACTTTTCCAAAAGGTCCAGAAGGTGTTGCCACGATGGTAGGCAAGAAGTTCGGTGAACAGGCTGAGCAGGTTGCACGCAAGATGGTAGAAAGAATGGCTCCTGCACAAGAACAAGGCGCAGAAGAACTAGAAGAACTAGAAAGAATTAAAACACTTATTAAATTTTAATGATTTTACGTATTGATTTTTTACGTAAAGATGCTTAAATAATAGTGTAGTAGGAAACTGCTACACTATTTTTTTTCACTTTATAAAGGAAAACATTATGTGGACAAAACCAATAGCAACAGAAATGAGATTTGGCTTCGAAGTAACGATGTATGTAGCCAACCGATAGATAAAGAAGTAGAAGTAGAAGTAGATATACACAGATTGTTAGAAACATTGGACTGTGAATAAAGAAAGGATCTTCGGATCCTTTTTTTTTTGGTAAAACAAATTCACTTTTAGTTAAAATTCCTATTGACAAGATAAATAAAGTTGCATATAATAGTACGTATGCATTAGGCATAAATGACATTTTTTTATTAGGCAAACAAAGGAGGCTACAAAATGGCATCATTAGCAGAAATCCGCGCAAAACTAGCGGAACAGCAAAATCGCTCAACTAGTAATTCTACTGGTGGCGGAGACAACGCAATTTACCCACATTGGAATATGCAAGAAGGCAAGGAAGCCGTGGTAAGATTCTTACCAGACGGTAACACTGACAACACATTCTTTTGGGTAGAACGTGCGATGATCAAATTACCTTTCGCAGGTGTAAAAGGCGAATCAGACAACCGTAACGTAATTGTGCAAGTTCCATGTGTGGAAATGTATAATGACGGAACAGCGTGTCCAATTCTTTCAGAAGTGCGTCCATGGTTTAAAGATAAGAGTCTTGAGGACATGGGTCGTAAATACTGGAAGAAGCGTTCTTACATTTTCCAAGGATTTGTTAACGAAGATCCAATTGGTGAAGATAAGACACCAGAAAATCCAATTAGACGTTTTATTATTGGACCACAAATTTTCCAAATTATCAAGGGTGCATTAATGGATCCTGAGTTGGAAGAATTGCCAACAGATTATCTAAAAGGTGTAGACTTCCGCATTAAAAAAACAAGCAAAGGCGGATATGCTGACTACTCTACTTCACAATGGTCACGTAGAGAACGTGCAATTACTGCCGAAGAACAGGCAGCGGTTGATGCTCACGGATTGTTTAACCTAAGCGACTTCCTCCCTAAGAAGCCAAGCGATGTTGAACTTAAAGTAATGAAAGAAATGTTTGAAGCGTCAGTGGACGGTGAAGCATATGATATGGACCGTTGGGGTCAGTATTTTAAACCGGCTGGAATGAGCCAAAATACTGGTGATCCTAACAAAGCCAAAGCATCTGCTCCAGCGGCAGCACCTGCTCCAGTAGCAGAGGCAGCACCAACAGCAACTCCTGAAGCAACTCCAGCACCAGTGGCTGAAGCGGCTCCAGCAGAAAGCGGCGACAGTGCTAACAGAGCACAGGACATTTTGGCAATGATCCGTAACAGACAACAGTAAAAAGTTTGTGTGAGTTCCGGCAAAAACCTCCATACGGTATCCAGCGAGGTCTCACACACTTCTTAACAAAGGAAAGGTAATATGGCAAAAGCATTTGACATTTCTAAATTTAGAAAGACACTAACCAAGAGCATTGACGGCCTTGGTGTAGGATTTAATGATCCTACAGACTGGGTTTCTACAGGAAATCTAGCACTAAACTATTTGATAAGTGGTGACTTCCACAAGGGTGTTCCACTAGGCAAGGTAACGGTATTTGCAGGCGAATCAGGATCAGGTAAATCTTATTTTTGTTCAGCGAACATCGTCAAGGCAGCACAGGAACAAGGAATTTTTGTTGTTCTTGTAGACAGTGAAAATGCACTTGACGAAAAATGGTTACAGGCTCTTAACGTAGATACATCAGAGGATAAACTTCTTAAACTTAACATGAGCATGATTGACGATGTTGCTAAAACAGTATCAGAATTCATGAAAGAATATCGTGACATGGCTGAAGAAGAGCGTCCTAAGGTATTGTTTGTAATTGATTCACTAGGTATGTTGCTAACACCTACAGATGTTGATCAGTTTCAAAAGGGTGACATGAAGGGTGATATGGGCCGTAAGCCCAAAGCACTAACATCACTCGTGCGTAACACAGTTAACATGATTGGTAGTTATAACGTGGGCATGGTATGTACAAATCATACATATGCATCGCAGGATATGTTTGATCCAGATGATAAGATATCAGGTGGACAAGGATTTATCTATGCAAGTTCAATCGTTGTAGCAATGCGTAAATTAAAACTTAAAGAGGATGAGGATGGTAACAAGGTAACTGATGTGCGTGGTATTAGAGCCGCGTGTAAGGTTATGAAAACACGTTACGCAAAACCATTTGAATCAGTTCAAGTTAAGATTCCTTATGAAACGGGAATGGACCCATACAGTGGACTCGTAGATCTTTTCGAAGCAAAAGGGTTACTCAAGAAAGAAGGCAATAGACTTAAATACACTGACCTTAACGGAGAGACGCATCTAGAATATAGAAAAGCGTGGGTTGGTGAAAAGTTAGATATGATTATCAAAGATATTGCTAACGAACCCGATATAACAGAATCCGAAGAGGTAGTAGAAGAAACTGTAAACGGAGAATAAAACATGAACTCTAATATGTTAGCAGACATATGGAACGTTTTAAGCGATAAGATTGCAGAAAAAGATAAAGCAGATGCGGCTCAGGAATACGTTAATACATTATTAGATTATGATATTCCTGAGTCAACTCTCGAAGGTATGATTGGTGTAGATACCTATCTTGATACTGCATTAGAATATGTTCTTGAAGACGAACCAACTGACGATGATGAATGGGATTAAAAAATGACCAATTGGTACGATAAGGTTTCGAGAGACGTTGGAAATATACCTGCCGCAGTCGCATACTACGAAGCAGAACTTCTTGAAGCAAAAAAAGAAACTAATATCACAGGACGCATCGAAAGAGCTTCAGCAATCATGCCAGCAATAGTCGAAACACGTTTTGGACAACTTCAAGAAATAGAAGCAATACTTGAATACTTAAATATCGAACTAAGAAGATTGAGAGCAAGTCATTTTAGAAAATATGTTGAAAACTATCAACGTGCTCTAAGTAGTAGAGATGCTGAAAAATTCGTTGATGGCGAAGCCGATGTTGTAGATTTTGAAAAGATCATCAACGAATTTGCCTTACTAAGAAACAAATGGTTGGGCATTATTAAAGGTCTTGACATTAAGCAATGGCAGTTATCAAACATTGTTAAATTACGAACTGCTGGTTTAGATGACGCTTCGCTGTAATCATTAATAATAGCACTTAATTAACCCACCGATAAATACTGTTATGAATAGTATTTTGATAGAATGTCGTGGTGGGTTAGGCAATAGATTAGGAAGTTTAGTATCAGGATTACAGGTTGCAAAACAATGCAATTTACATCCGATAATAAACTGGCCAAGACATAATACCTGTGACTGTGATTTTTTAGATTTATTTGAAACTAATTTAGAAGTTACTAGTGTTCTAAATCATAATTTAAATTTATATAGTGTTGTATCACATCACGAGGAACATAAAGGCAAAATTGATATTCCTCATAATAAACAAACAATCCCAAATATTAATTCTTCTACTAAACCAATCTTTTACTTTCATGATGAAATACCTAAATATCTAGATACAACAATTACGATAAAAAACTTACTGCAATTTTTACCTAAAAATCAAATTAGAAAGAATGTCAAACAGTTTGTTGAAACACATAATATAAACGATTCAACAAAAGGTTTACATATAAGAAAAACAGATTTAGATCTAGTAAATGAAGACAACTGGATACCTGTTGTGCAAAACACTCCAAGTCAACAATTTTTTGTATGTAGTGACAGTAAGAGTGCAGAAGATAAATTTGCAAAGTTTTCTAATGTAATTGTAAAATCCAAAACGTCATATGTTGAAAAGTTAATAGACGATAAATGGAAAACATCCTTTATTGATCCGGAAGGTAAGCCTGCGAGATATAATGTAAACAGATCTCGTGACAGCGTTATACAGGCACTTGAAGACTTATTAATACTAAGTCATACCTCAATAGAAAGAACAAATAGACATAGCAGTTTTTTAAGATTTGCATTTTTTTATAAAAGGTTGCTAAAAGGAATTATGCAATGATAAACCGGCAAATTTTTTCACAAAATGGCGAAGACATGTTTATCAAAGAAGTCTTTCAAAAGATTAATAAAAAGATAGAATGGGTATGCGAATTTGGTGCATGGAATGGAATGCATCTAAGTAACACATTTACATTTGTTGCTAACAATAATGCAAACGCTGTGTTCATAGAAGGTGATAGTGAAAAATTTAAAGATTTAGAAGAAACCTGTCTCATATATACAAATATTACTCCTGTAAACAAATTTATAGATAATCATAATACTTTGGATAGTATTTTAGCAAATACACAAATACCTCAAACTTTTGATATACTCAGCATTGATATAGACTCTAACGATTTAGATGTTTGGGATAATTTAAAGTCATATGATCCAGTTTGTGTAGTAATAGAAATCAACAATTTAATACCTCCAGGAATTTATAAAAGACATAAAGATTTTACCAAGAAACAGATTAAAAGTAAAATGGATACTTGGTTGAACAGTTTTTCTAGCACAATAGATGTTGGTTTAGAAAAAAACTACACGCCTATCAAACATATTGGGTGGAATCTCATATTCATAAAAAACGATTATGTTGATCAGCTCGGCTTAAATATAAGCAATTATAATGATCTTTTTAATTTTAGATGGATAAATCGAGAAGACAAAAGAAAAGCAAAAGAAGCAAAAAAACGTAGAAAAGAATTAAAAAGAGGTTAATATGATACAGCATGAACTAACAACTAATCAAAAACAAAAATACGATAGATTATTAGAATATTTTACTGAAAACAAAAATGAAATTTTTGTTGAAGGAGGAACATCACTAGGATGGGGAACTGCCACTGCACTACAAGCGGGGTATCAAAAAATCTATACAATTGAACTGTTACAAAACCTATTTGAAGATGCTCAAAAAATATTTGCAAAAGAGATTGCTTCAGGAACAGTTGTAAGTATAAATGGAGATACGCAAACAGTTTTAGGACAAATACTTAAAATTATTAATAGGCCTGCGACTTTTTGGTTAGATGCTCATTTCGGAAAGAAATATAAAGGTGAAAAACCTAGATGCCCGTTGTTAGCAGAACTAGATGTAATTAAGCAGCATGCTATTAACACTCATACTTTACTTATAGATGATATAAGGTTGTTTGGTAAGGCAGCACATGATTTTATAACTATCGATCAAGTAAAACAAAAAATTTTAGAAATTAACCCCAATTATCAAATATCATTCTTAGATTCAAATGTAAAAAATGATATTCTGTTAGCAAAAATATAAAAAGGAAAAAACATGAAAATATTAATTACAGGAAGCGAAGGATCATTGATGCAAACAATTATTCCTAAGTTGCTAAAACAAGGGCATTCATTAGTTGGAGTTGATAATTTATATAGACACGGAGAAGTAAGTGCGCTCGCCGATAAAGAATATCCTTTACACAAAATTGATTTAACAGATAGAAGTAAAACTGAAGATCTGTGCGAAGGATTTGATGTTGTTTTTCTTGCTGCTGCAAAAATTTACGGTGTTGGAGGCTTTAATCATTACTGTGGTGATATTATTGCAGATGACATTGCTATACAAGGTAACATATTTCAAAGTTGTGCAAAACACAATGTAAAACACGTTGTCTACATTAGTTCTAGTATGGTTTACGAAACATGTATTCAAGATGTAAATGTTCCGGTTACAGAGGATATGATTGATACATGTGAGATGCCAAAGACAGAATACGGTGTAAGTAAAATGATAGGAGAAAGAATGTGTGAAGCATTCCGTAAACAGTATGGAATAGATTATACTATTTGGCGTCCTTTTAATATTATTACACCCAATGAAACAGGTATGAATGAACAAGGGTTTAGTCATGTGTTTGCTGACTATATCAAAAATATTCTAATTGAAAAGAAAAATCCATTGCCTATTATCGGCGACGGCGAACAGATTAGATGCTTTACGTGGATTGACGATATTGCAAATATCATTGCAGATTATAGTTTTGATGATCGTGCTAAAGGACAGGCATTTAATGTTTGTAATGTAGAACCTATTACAATGAAAGAGTTGGCACATAAAATTTATTCTCATACCGACAATGATACAGATTTAACCTTTGAAACAACAAAAAACTTTAAGCATGATGTATTAGTTAGAATACCTTCAGTGCAAAAGTTTACTGACACATTCAAGAAATATACATACCAGCCTGTAGATAAGAGTATTGATATTTGTGTAAAACATACAATGGATAGTACAAAATGAATATAGGAATAGTTGGTCTTGGTGTCATAGGCAATGCAAATAAACTAGGATTTGAAGAAGTAGGTCATATTGTCAGTGTTCACGATATAAAACTAGGAACCGCAATAGAGGAAGTATTAAACACAGAAGTAGTATTTGTATGTGTACCTACTCCATCAACCAACGATGGAAGATGTGATACATCTATAGTTGAAAGCGTTATTGCAGAACTAATAGAGAGCAAGTATCAAGGTGCTATTGCTGTAAGAAGCACGGTAATACCTGGATTTACATTATCAATGCAGGAAAAATATTCTAATAAAAAAATATGCTTTGTACCAGAATTTGTAAGAGAGCGTTGTGCAGAATTTGATTTTTTATTAGAACACAAGTTATTAGCAGTTGGAACAGATGATAAAGAAATTTATGCATTAGTGGAAACCGCACACGGCAATTTACCCCGAAACAAAGTTATGATGAAACCAGCAGAAGCAGAAATATTAAAATATTATCTTAACTTGTATGCTGCAACAAGAGTAACATTTGCAAACGTATTCTTTGAAGTATGTAAGAAGTTTGATGCAGACTATAAGCAGGTAAAAGATGCATATGTAAAAACCGGCAGACTAGGAGACATGTACTTAGATGTAAGAGATGATTTAAGAGGGTTTGGTGGAATGTGCTTGCCTAAAGATACTAGAGCTTTTAAAAAATTAATTGAAGACCTAAAATTGGATTTAGATTTTTTTGAAACGGTAGATAAAGACAATTCAAAATTTACTGCTACTGTATTTGATGGAATGCGAGGAGAAAATTGAAAAAAATAGTTTTAGTAACTGGCGGATTTGATCCACTACACTCAGGACATATTGCTTATTTTAATGCAGCAAGAGAACTAGGAGACTGGCTAGTGGTAGGGGTTAATTCAGACGCATGGTTATCACGCAAAAAAGGTAGAGCATTTATGCCATGGAAAGAACGTGCAGCCATTATCGAAGCATTGAAGTGTGTTGATCAGGTGATAGAATTTGATGATAGCAATGATAGTGCTACAGAAGCAATCAAGTATGTTTTAGATTTTTGGAAAAGCGGTGAGAAAATAATTTTTGCTAATGGTGGCGACAGAACCGAAGGTAATATTTTAGAAATGCTTTCGGTGAGTGATCCTAGGCTTTCTTTCAAATTTGGCATTGGAGGCGAAGATAAAAAAAATTCCAGCAGTTGGATTTTGGAAGATTGGAAGAATGAAAAGACTATCAGAAAATGGGGGTGGTATAGAGTACTAGACGATCAACCACAGAATGGTTTCAAGGTTAAAGAATTAGTTATTGAACCCGGAAAGAGTTTATCAGATCAACGCCATTTTAAACGCAGCGAAATGTGGTATGTCCTAAAAGGAACAGTTAGCATGGTTACTGAATGGGAAGAAAGAAAAGAACAACAAACATTAAAGGCATTAAAAAAGGGTTACGATATTGCTGTAGGAACTTGGCATCAAGCATCTAATCCGTCTAATGATGAATATGCACACATTCTAGAAGTTCAATACGGCGAAGCATGTGTGGAAGAGGACATAGAAAGAAGATGAGTAATTGGCTGTTTCTTAGTAAAGGAAATGAAGATATCTATATCAACCAATTTGCAAAGGGTTGTGGCTGCAACACAATAGATACCTATGCTTTTGATTATGATTCATCAGAAGATCCGCTAGTTTTAAGAGGCATACTCAAGAAAAAATGGATACACAAGTGTTGGGAAGATAATAGAGATTTTTACTTCATGGATACTGGATACTTTGGCAACGAAAGAACACAGAGTAATCCTAATGGTTGGAAATATTGGCACAGAATAGTAAAAAATGATCTACAGCATAATGATCTAATTGAAAGACCCGATGATAGATTTAGAGGGTTTAAGAAAAAATTTCAGCCGTGGAAAAAGGATGGAAGAAAGATTCTTATTGCGGCGCCGGATGAAAAACCTATGAAATTTTATGGCATAGATTTGGAAAATTGGATAGAAGATACAATAAATGAAATTAAAAAATATACAGATAGGCCCGTAGAAGTAAGACAAAGAACGAAATCAAGATATGACAGAGTTGTAACTAATACTTTAGAAGAAGCATTAGACGACGATATTTTTGCACTGGTAACCTTTAATTCTAATGCTGCTGTGGAAGCAGTTTTTCATGGAATACCGGTGTTTCCGTTGGCTCCTACTACTGCTGCTGCACCAGTAGGATGCAAGGATATTTCTCAAATAGAAAATCCTTATTATCCTGATAAGGATAAACTATATGCATGGGGTTGTCATTTAGCCTATGGACAGTTTCATACGAGCGAGTTAAAAACAGGCAAGGCTAGAAGGATATTAGAAAAATGAAAGTATTTGTAGGATACGATACTAGAGAAGATATTGCATATCAAGTATGCAAACATAGCATTGTAAGTAAACAGCCAGAAGCAGATGTACGCCCTCTTAAACAACAAGAATTACGTGATGCAGGATGGTACACCCGCTCTGTAGATAAATTAGCATCAACAGAATTTACATTCACACGTTTTCTCATTCCTGAACTTACTAACTTTAATGGTTGGGCTTTGTTCATGGATAGTGATATGATTCTTACCACGGACATACAAGAGTTATTTGATCAAGCAGACGACAAGTATGCTGTAATGTGTGTACAACACGATTATACTCCTAAAGAAGGTACAAAAATGGATGGTCAAGTACAAACAGTATACCCAAGAAAAAACTGGTCAAGTGTTGTATTATGGAACTGTGGACATCCTAGTAATAAGATTGTAACAACAGATTTAGTAAACAATGAAAGCACAACAGGAAAATACTTGCATAGATTTAGTTGGCTCAAAAATGAAGAAATTGGCGAGCTAGATCATACTTGGAATTATCTAGTAGGTGTATACGATGATATCGAAACGCCTAAACTAATACACTACACCGAAGGCGGACCGTGGTTTGAAAATTATAGAGACTGTGAATTCCATCAACTGTGGAAGGACGAATTACAGGACATGATGAATGGCTGATAAACTAAGTTTAGAAGAATCCTTAGTTATGGGATCGGGAGGAAAGTTAACCACTGATCCAAAAGACACTTCTAAGCCTCTTGTAGTTAGAGGGGTTATTAAAAAGGATCATGTAAACGAATGCATTAAGACGGGTAGAGACTTTTACTACATTGATACAGGATATCTTGGTAATTTTGTTAGTAAAGGAAATCCTGGTGGTAAAAAACTATGGCACAGAGTTGTAAAAAATGAAAACCAACATTCTAAAATAAGAGAAGTTCCTAAGGACCGCTGGGAAAAACTACTAGAACAAGATCCAAGTTTACAATGGGCTGGATGGAAAAATTATAATAAAAAAATCTTACTAGTAATGCCTAATCCAAAGGCATGCAAATATTATGGAATAGATTATGATACGTGGATTAAAGACACCACAACAACTATTGAAAAGTACAGTAACTTGCCTATTGAAGTAAGAGTAAAGGGATCAAGATCTGCAAGAGTAAAAGAATATACAATTTATGATGCACTTGATTCAGGAACTTATGCAACCGTAACTATGAACAGCATGGCAGCAATGGAATCCATTGTACACGGTGTTCCAGCATTTGTTAGTGTTCCGTGTGCAGCAGGACCTCTTTCATCTACAGATTTAACACAACTAGGAAATCCGTTTAAACCGGATCCTAAGATAATAGAAAAACAATGTGCTAGTTTAGCCTACGGTCAATTTTCTATAGAAGAAATTAAAAACGGCACTGCATACGAATTAACGGAAAGATACTCATGAAATTATTACTTAACGATAAAGAAATTGCACATTTTTTAAATAGTTTAATTGATCTAAACAATAATAAAGAAATAGAATTACCAACCCCGTTTGACAACATACACACTAGAGAAATTACAAACGATTTTGCAGATAGAGACTTAAAGAGAAAAAAGAAAGCAGAAAAAACTAATACAGAATACATTCCGCAAAAATATGTTTATGATAGTGAAGCGAAAATAAAATTTTATCAAAAAATTAAAAAGGCAGTAGAAAAAGATCTTTATGGGTATATACGTAAAGTTAAGAATCAGATAAAAGAAATAAAAGAAAGAAATTTTCACGGCATACATAAAAATATTGAAAATATAATTGCTAAGTTAGGTAAAGAAAATATATTACAACAATACCAAAAAAGCAACTTTAAGGATTTTGTTAAGGGTACGGGAAACACCCTTACTAAGACTCCGCAACTTATTAGAAGAAAAGAATTTACAAATTACAAAGAAGATTGTTTAATCAGAAATACTGTTGGCAATGAAGAATTATTGGTTACTAAGATTGATAATCAATATCCTATGTGGTTCATAGATAGTGGGTATACTAATTTTCTCGAACCAAATAAAAAATGGCATAGGCTAGTACGTAACCACATGCACTTCGGTAAGTCATTTGATGCACCTGTAAATAGACTAAACAACTTTCCTATTTTTCCTGTGCCATGGCGTAAGAACGGTGAGATAATTTATGTAATAGAACCTGGACCATTTGCAGCAAGTGTATTCCATGTTGATCTAAAAACTTGGAAGTACGATGTTGCCAAAGAACTAAGAAAATATACAGACAAGCGCATTGTGTTTAGAAAGAAAGCACCTCTTAGACAGCGTCCCAAGTTAATTAAGCAGTTATTAAATGAAGATTACCATTGTATAGTAAGCATTAATAGTAATGCTGCCACAGAAGCAATATGGGCAGGAATACCTGCAATTACCTTAGGAACACACATAACAAATCCTGTAACTAGAAATAAAATAAGTGACATAAACAATCTATATTACGGAAATCTATCTAGTTGGTTGAGCATGCTGAGCTATAGTCAATTTACGAAAGAAGAATTACTAAATGGAACAGCCAAGAGGATAATTGATAAGTATCATGTCTAATTTTACAGCAGTAGCGTATTTCGCAGGCATTCCGCCCAACAATAATAATGCAGAAAAACCACTAATACTTAATAATTTTTTGCAGGGCGTGCAAGCAAGTGGGGATCGTGCTATTTCGCACCAAGGGTTTAACACGCTTGAATGTGACGTTGCACTTATACAAGGATTTGTACACGAACACGGAAAATCAGCACCGCACTTACAATTACGACAGCGTGCAGTAGAACAACAAAAACAAACAGGCAAGAGAAGTTTAATCGTTGACAGTAATTTATTTTTGTACGCAGATCCCGGAAATACCAGACACTATCTAAGATATAGTTTTGATGGCGTATTTCCTACTACTGGTTATTATTTTACCGATGAGATTGATTCGACACGTTGGCAAAAAATAAGTTCTAGTCTAGGAATAAGTTTAAAACCTTATAGACAGAATGGTAATCATATCCTTATATGCTGTCAGCGTAATGGTGGTTGGAGTATGAAAGGAGTTCCTGTACAAACATGGTTACAAGATACAATTAGGAAGGTACAAAGTTTAAGTGATAGGCCAATTGTTGTTAGGCCTCACCCGGGTGATAAGAAATGGCGGACCTATTTAAATGTAAATAATTTTAAGAATGTTACAATAAGTACCAAACACATCAAAGAAGATTTACAGAATGCATGGGCAACAGTACTACACAATAGTAGTCCAGCAGTCGCAAGTGCAATCGAAGGAGTTCCTGTGTTTTTAACAGACACAGAAATACAAACAAGCCAAGCAGCAGAAGTTTCTAATAGTAATCTAAAAAGATTGGAAGATCCTAAAATGTTTGACAGACAAGCATGGATAGAAAAATTGTCTATGTGTCATTGGAACTTTGATGAATTAAAATCCGGCGAAGCCTGGAAATTTTTTAGAAAGTTTATCTAAACTGTTGCCAATAGGGTTCCGTTCTAGGAACTTTAAGATCATCTCTTTTGCTGTGTCCTAGGGTTTTTCTACCACCCTTAAGATGATCAAGATATGCTCCCCACTCGCAGTTAATTAATGGATGGCCTTCACCAGTGCTCATACCTGGTCTTGGTCTAAGATCGTTTAAGGATGCTGCCCAGTCAGTTTGTTTTAGTCCTGTAAATCTTGTTCTTACAACATCGAATACAAAACTATCGTGCCATTCTATCATGGAAAAAATGCCGCCGTTTCCTTCTGCTTCATCATACACCCGCTGAAATTCTTTGAGAAAGTTAATGGTATTTGTTGATGATAATTTCATGGCGTACAATCCGCATTCACTGTATTTTCCTTTACGTCCTAGATAACAAAGTTCTTGTTTGCCCGGTAAAAAGCGTTGTAATTGATTTTCGCTAATAGGACTATGACAAATTGTATCTGCATCCATCCACATTAACCATTCGGTACTGCATTCCTTTGCACAAGAAAATATACTGTATACCTTGTGTGCAAATCGTATAGCATGCCATTTAAAGCCTTTACCGCTATCTTTTCTCTTACTTCTAATAGGATCAGCACTAACGTCACCGTTTGCTTTAGGGACATTCTTCCACTTGGTCTTAAATGCTACAAGTTCCGGACTGGATTGGTGTAGGTCTTTTACAATTAGATTTGGAGCAGACTCTGTTACTGTACAATCTTCTGCATACACATATAACTTTACACTGCTAGGCCAATTTTTTAAGAATGATTGTATCATTCTTTTTCCGTACATTTCATAACCTTGTTTATGAAAAGTAGTAATGACTGTTAAATTCATGGCATTACACTCCATTGGTGATAACCTCCTAGTTGTGCAATTGCTCTATATCTTAATTGATATAACACCTTAGAATATTCTCTTTCTATAACATCATCTTTTTCTATGAATACATCTGGATTCTGTTTAGATAGCAAGGGTGAAAGACTATCTATCATATGCTTCTTATCATAATCCAAAAAAACTGCTCCTACATCACTCAAATTAAAAACTCCTTGCGTTTCCTCACGTGAAATTAAATTTATTGCTTTCATGTCAAGAGTACTTTCTAATAGAAATACTGTATTGAATAATTCTAAAAAATCATCAATATGCCCAAACCCGTTGCCCACCACAACACAGTGTATTGGAGATTTTTTCATATTTTTTGACAATCTTTTTTGAAACTTATTCATTTTAAACCATTAAATACTACTATATTTATTGGAGATAAAATGCGTTTCAAACTTTTCCGACAGCACGGAGCACTCAACAGTCCTAGCATATTTGATGCATTCGAACAAGGATTAAAAGCACAAGGACACACAGTAGTGGATAGCAACGAAGATGTTGCTGTAATATGGAGCGTTCTTTGGCACGGAAGAATGCGTTTTAATCAACACATATATGAAGAATGTCGTACACAGAATAAACCCATAATAATTATAGAGGTAGGTAATTTAAAACGAAACGAAACATGGCGCATATGTCTTAATCACATTAATGGGTTAGGAGAGTTTGGCTCTAACGAGGACATAGATGAAAATAGACCCAAGAAGTTAGGCTTACAACTATCGCCGCCTAGAATTAATAGAGGTGATGAGATATTAATTGCCACACAGCATGAAAAAAGTTTGCAATGGGAAGGCATGCCATCCATGTCTAACTGGACCATGCAAACTATAGATAAGATTAGAAAAATTACGGACCGTCCTATTGTTATTAGACCACATCCAAGATCACCGATGCCTGGCATTGAACACGAATTTATAAATGTAAGAAGACAGACCCCTGTACAGGTAAATGGTACTTATGACGATTTTGATATTAATTACAACTATCATGTTGTAATCAATCATAATAGCGGACCTCCTATACTTGCTGCCATTGCAGGGACCCCAGTTATAACAGGCAATAGCAGCCTAGCATATCCTGTTAGTGATATTATAGAAAATATCGAAAATCCTAAGTTGCCTGATAATAGACTTTCTTGGTTTACGAAACTTACACACTGTGAGTGGACTGTTAATGAATTACAGCAAGGTATACCAATCAAAAGATTGGAAAAGTTTATTAAAATGCAAGTATCTTATTGACTTCTTGTTTCAATTACGTTATAATAACAGCATGACAAACAAATTCTACATTGAAGATATATTTGTAAAATTTTTTACAACGATGTCACACAATCGTATCGGTATGCAACCACACGACCTAAATGCAGCCGTTAGTTTTTATTCTACTCTTTCCGATGGAAACGATATCACAGAAAAACAAGGTGCATATATACTGAAACTCTTAAACAAGTATAGAAACAGTTGCTCACCTTTCTACGATTACAGAGACTTGTTAGAAAATCCCATCTGGAAAAAGCCTTTTAGAATTGTCGATAATAGAAAATTAATTTGGGTGGAAAAAGATGATGAAGGTGCATACTGGATTTGCTTAAAATTTCCGTTTGCCTTTAAAGAAACATTTGACGAAGAAATTTCCAAGAGTGACGAATATATGAATTCAACAACTGTTTGGGAAGGTCAAAAAAAATATAGAAAATTATATTTCTATGATTTTAATCTTATTAATTTGGTTGAATTTTGTAAAAAGTACGATTTTGAAATAACAGATAGTGTTTTAGAGGCACTATCACAAGTAGAAGAAGTTTGGAACAATCAGGATGATTACATTAGAACAAGCAGCATAGAAAATGGAAAAATTAAATTAACAAATGCTGTTATTGAAACACAAGAATATTTTGATAAACACAAAACTAATAATATCAATTCAGATTTGGTACTTGCAAAGAGTCTAGGACATCTTTACAACGGAAAAGTACAAACATCGTATCAAAAAATAGCCGCAAGCAAAACAAATACCTTTCATTGTAATGATATCCAAAAGTTCCTAAAAATATGTTATGACATAGAAGGAAAAGTTGTTATACTTCTTGACAAAACTGATCAATCAGTCGATTGGGTAAAATCTTTGGCTTGGAACATACAAACAGGCGGATATGATAATAAAGACTTCAGAGTATGTTTTAGAATGAGCAATAAAATTGATCCAACTTTCAACGAATGGGTAAGTGATAACGGTTTTGGTGGAAAAATAGACACTGCCAAGTTCTTGATATTCAGAGAAAAACCAGCAAAGTGGTTGTTCAAAGACGAAAAAGATGTTATAATAGTTGCTTGTAATGATTTGTTGCCTGGATTAAACTCCCAGGCCAAACACATGCTACAATCACACACTTGTGTCATTTATATTAATGAATTCAAGCCTGTGAAACAATACGGAGAAACTATAGTTGAATTGTAAACTAATTATAAAAGACGAAGTAAACGTAAAGTTTGAAGGCCTTGCGGTTGAAACACGCAGAAAGATAGTAAACAAATTAAAGTTTGATTTACCATATGCGAGACATATGCCTGCATTCAAATTAGGAAGATGGGACGGTACGGTTAGTTTCTTTGGCATTGGAGGAAATGGGTTCGTTGCACATCTTGATATAGCACTTCCTATAGTTGAAAATGACGGATATGATATTGAAGTCATCGATCAGCGTAATCCTACTAAATTAGATTTTGAAAAGATTACGGAAAACTATTGGGCCGATCAAGGCATATGCTGGCCAGAAGGACATCCTGAAGCGGGTAAACCTATTGTGCTTAGAGATTATCAATATGACGTGGTTAACAAGTTCTTAGAAAATCCACAATCATTACAGGAGGTTGCAACCGGTGCTGGCAAAACTATTACAACTGCTACCCTTTCGCATTTATGTGAGCCTTATGGCCGCACAATGGTTATTGTACCGAATAAGAGCCTTGTTGTACAAACCGAAGAAGATTATAAAAACTGCGGACTAGATGTAGGCGTATATTTTGGTGATAGAAAAGAATTAAATCACACTCACACAATTTGTACATGGCAGAGTCTTAATGTTTTAGATAAGAAGAGTTATGACAGTGATACTCTTACCTTAGCAGAATTTACCGAAGGGGTGAATGCAGTAATCATCGACGAAGTGCACCAAGCCAAGGCAGACGTGCTTAAAAAATTACTCACTGTAAACTTTAGAAATGCTCCTATACGTTGGGGTTTAACAGGCACAGTGCCAAAAGAAAAGTGGGAGTTTCAAGGTATACTTGCAGGTATCGGTCCTGTAATTAATAATGTATCAGCACATGATTTGCAGGAAAAAGGTGTACTAGCAAAACTAGATATACAAATAGTACAAACAAAAGATATTGAAGAATTTAGGAACTATCAGGAAGAATATACTTGGTTAGTGACAGATGAAAAAAGATTAACGTACATCAGTAATCATATTAAGAAAGTTGCAAAGAGTGGTAATACACTTGTACTTGTAAACAGAATTGACACGGGTAACAAACTAATCAAAAATATTCCAGAAGCAACATTCGTCAAAGGAGATGTAAAACTCGATGACAGAAAAGAGCAGTATGACGAAATTAAAACTAGCAGTGACAAAATTATTATTGCTACTTACGGAGTTGCCGCAGTGGGTATTAACATTCCTAGGATTTTTAACCTTGTTCTTATTGAGCCTGGTAAGTCTTTTGTACGTGTTATTCAGTCAATTGGGCGAGGAATACGAAAAGCAGAGGACAAAGATTTTGTCCAAATTTGGGATATAACATCAACCTGCAAATATGCAAAAAGACACTTAACGGAAAGAAAAAGATTTTACAGAGAGGCAAAATATCCTCACTCTGTAACAAAGGTGGATACATGAAAATAAGCAACGAAGTAAAACTACAACACAA